CTGACATTTTGGCTACTTATTCGCTAGGCTCACTGTGAGTTGTATCACATTTATTTGCTAGGCTCATTAGCCAAATGTCGCTATTTATTTATAGGAGAATAATAACAGAAGGGACTGACAAAATCAAGGCGACACGCCGATTCTTGTAAAAGTTTTTTTGTGTTCTGTATCACATGTCCTAAATGTCCGATTTTCTGTAGACACGCCCGATAGCGTCGGCAAAATGTCCGTTTTGTCTGTTTAAGTTTATGTGGTTAAAATCACAAAAATAATTTTTTAAGATGTCCGATTTGTTATGATTTGTTCCCGCAAAATGTCAGTCCCCCCTGCTAGAATTTCGGTAGTTAAAAAGAAAGGAAATAAAATGAACAAAATTTGTTGTTTTTGCGAATTAGAACTTTCAGATGAGAGTCTGTTTTGTCCGAATTGTATGGAATACAAAGGTGTGATGACTATCACAGAATTTGAGAAAATTTATTGTTAATTTACGGCGTGTCGTTTTGACATTTTCGTAAAAATATGAAATAATTACAGAGTAAAATTAAATAAAATTACAGGGTGTGAGCCTAGCAAATAATCCGAAAGGTGAGCCTAGCAAATAAAACCCTCAGACTAGAAAGGAAATTAAATGTCTGCTAATTTATACAGTATCGAAAGCCTACTTATTGGCAAAACCTATCGTTCAAATTCTCTAACAGGAGAAATCGTAGATGTTGAGGCGCACCCTTACGCCGTATGGTATGAAAATGCTACCCCCTATCTCGTTCGTGTTCGTAGCGAGGGTGCTAACTATCACTATCGCACAGTAGCAGTTAAGGATAAGGAATAATGAAACTTCATGAATTTCAAGAATTAGTTAGAAAAGAGCGTGAAGCGACACGCTTGACTAATTTAGAAAAAATCGCTACAATTATTAAAACAAAAGAAAAGGAAAAAAAATAAATGACTAACGCAACTTACACAGATTACCCATTCACAAAAGATGGTGTTAATTTCATTTCAAGAGTTTATTCTGACTCACCACTCGCAAAAGAGATTTCAGAAATGCCTCTTGCTGATTTCGCTAACCTTAATGTTGAGGCTATTGACGAATTAATAGGCAACCCTTCTCTCTTAACTCGTGAAGAATTAGAGCATGAGTTAGCCTGCTTAAATGAGGGTGGCTCTCACTCTTTCGTCATGCTAAACGATGAGGTGTTAGTATGAGTTTAACTAAAGCACACTTCAAGGCTATCGCCTCAATTCTAAATGATGTAAAAGATGACATTCACCCACAGGTCTACGAAGATTTAGTAGATGGCTTCTCAACTTATTTCGGAACTAGAAACGAAAATTTTGACAAAGCAAGATTTGAAACTGCTTGCGGTGTTGATGAGTTAGGATTAATTCCATCATGACACTTTTGACAACTGATATTCTTGCAATTATTATTGCTCTTGGCGGGCTAATAACTTTAACTGTTTTTAGTTTAATTAGAATTAGAAATTTAGAATCAGAAAGAATAGAATTACTAAGAAAACTAAATTCCTAACATGTGAGGTCTGCGGTAGAATTTACATCGCAGATCTAAAATGTTTTGCGTGTGCTGCTAAACAATAAAAGTGCCCGACTAAATTTTTGTTTTGTTTGGTTTACGTAGTCGGGGGGTTTTCCACAGACTTATCCACAATGTGAATTACGTTACACTTTAAGGGGCCTGTGATTTTTCTCACAAAAATTAGGCGTGTCTAAATTGAAAATGTCAGTAGAAAATGATAGGCTTTCAGTATGAAAGAAAGGACAGTCATGTTGACAGTTAAAGAAAAAATGGATAGAATTGCTAATATTGAAAAATTAGCGAAAGATAAATACGGAGATAATTATATTTATGGTCTTTGGGGAAGTGCCCAGAGTTTTCTAACAGAGGAAAACTTAAATATAATGGAAAAAGTTTTTGGAAAGGAAAATAACTAAAATGGGATTAGATATGTATCTTGCTGCTAAAAAGCATGTAGAAAAAATTGACTGGAAAAAGTTAGATAGAGATAATGATATTGGCTTTGACAGTCCCGAAGTAGTGACAGATTTATTTAATGATATTGTAAAGACTTCTGGAATGGAAGATGTTGCCCATGGTATCTATGGTGTAGAGGTTTCAGTCACCTGCGCTTATTGGCGCAAGTCTAATCAGATACACGCATGGTTTGTTGAGAATGTTCAAGGCGGTAAAGATGACTGCGGTGAATACTATGTATCTAAGGAGAAACTTAGAGAATTACTTACTACCTGCCAACAGGCTCTATCCAAGAAAGACCCTAGCCTATTGCCACCAAGAGAAGGCTTTTTCTTTGGCGGAACAGATATCGACCAATGGTATTGGGAGGATATAAAAGACACTATCAAGCAATTAAAGCATGTCCTTGAATTGTCCGAAAAGTCCAAATTGTCCTTTTACTACACTTCTTCTTGGTAAAGGGGCGTGGGGGTTTGATAATGTCAGCCCCCTATGATAAGATTTCAGTATGAAAGAAAGGAAAAAGAATACATGAATACTTTAGAACTAGCAGTAGAAAGAATTAGAAACTGCTCTTATTGTGATGGCAGAGGCACTCACTATTGGGGAAATGGCGAGGACTATGACTTTGAGAATTGCGAGTGTAATCCACACGAAATAATCTTTGACTATGACGGAGAAGTTATTTGGGCAGATAAAAGCCTTGAGAAAACTATTTGGGAAACTGCGGAGGCTAACTAATAATGGGAAGCAACTTCGCTCACGACTTAGCCAACCTTGATGACATGACTATTGAAAGGCAGTTAGCAATTCACTTAACTGCTAATCACTTCCCTCCCGTTCCTAAGTCTATGATTCAGCCTTGTGTTGAAGCCATAGATGCCGTAAATGACTTAGGCTTATGGGATTTGGAAATACCAATGCCCGAAGGCATAACCTATAAGGGTTTGACTACTGCCCCTGCTTGGGCTATTATTGAACAACACCACTTAAACGAGTGGCTAATTGAAAGAGAGGACTACTAAATGGAATACACTTATGCGCTTACCACTTCGTATGACGGAGAATTGGTAAATACCCTGCGAGTATCAGATTTGCTTGAAGCGGTGAAAGCGTGGGATAAATGCGTAGACCACGGAAACGCTAAAGAATACGCAACCTATAATCTATCTGACCCAATGGGTAAAATGTATACCAAAACCTTCTATGCTAATGGAAATGTATTGGTGAAATAAATGTCTGATACAATGATGAATATGGATCTAGTATTCGCTGACTACCTTCTGCCCAATCAATTAGCAGAAGGTGACTTAATCAAAATAAATGAGGAATATTTAACAGTTAAAACTATAACTGAAACTCGTGATGGATTTAAATTAATTTTGGTTGATGACTTTGATGATGAAGTTGAACACTTTGTTTTAGATGATGTCAAAATTGAATGGTATGTTTTTGTAGAATAAAATCCCGCAAAAACCGCCCGACCAATTTGTACTAAATGTCCGTTTTACGTTAATTGTTAAGAACCTCCCAGTTTGATTTTGTAATGTTTTTATGATATTATTATTTGTTATGTTTAGAAAAAGTAAAGAGGAATTAAAGCGTATTCAAGAATTACGTCGATCTAATGCTGCCTCCGCCTTGCCAAATAAAAAAAGATACACTAGACAAAGCAATAAAGAAATGTTAGAATTGGAAAAGAAAGAAAGGCCTAAATGAAATTAAAACGCTCTATGGATAGGAAGGTTGCTAATGCCGTATCTAAAAACGGAAAGACCCCAACAATTGCCAACACTTTTGGATTGCCTGCTGGAAAGGCTTTCTCGTGTCCTGGTGCCACTAATACTTGCGAGAGTGTATGCTACGCAGGAAAACTTGAAAAGATATACAAGGGAGTAAGAGATAACCTGCTCCATAATTGGGAATTACTACGCAATGCGGATGAGCCCACTATGGTAGATTTATTAGAGGATATGATTACAGATTTTAAGTCTGATTGCGATAAGCGCAATGCTGAGAAGTTATTCCGTATTCACTGGGACGGAGATTTCTTTAGTGATACCTACACAAGAGCATGGCAATATGTAATCCTTAATAATCCTGATATACAATTTTGGGTTTATACTCGTGTGGCTACCGCTGCAGACATGCTCAAGAATATTGAAAACCTATCTCTTTATTTCTCAACAGATAAAGATAACAAAGATATTGCTATTGGTCTAAACAAAGATAAAGGAATAAGACTAGCATATCTTGCAGACACTTTTGCAATTGGGCAGGCAGACCTCAAAGCCATGATTGGCAAAGTAGGCGCTAAGTGTCCTGAGAATAAAAAAGCAATTCCCTTAATTGACAAAGAGGGGTCTGCATGTGTAAAATGTAGTCTATGTGTTTACAACAAAGCAGATATAGTTTTTTCTGCTAAGAAAAAATAAAATTTTGTGAAAATAGAATATTGGTTTCTTCTCTGGTTAATATTTTACTTTTTCGTTTATCAATAGATCCCCCGCAAAAGTGGTCGGCCCCACAAAATCTTATTTGTCAAGTTACGACTCTGTGATTAAGGACACATTAAAAATACACCCTAAATCCCCTGATTGATTTGTATTTCTTGTATTTTTTTGATAAACTTATACAACAACAACAAAGAAAGGACGGACATGACTCTAGGCGGATACACTTATCAACTAGGCGACCTGTTCACTACTTCTAGGACAGGAATTACAGGCAGAATTGCCTCGTTCTCACCTCTTAGTAATAAGGTCACTCGTGTAAATCTTATCCTAGCAAATGGTTCTCGCCGTTTTGCTATGGTCAAAACCTCTAAGTGAGGTAAATCACATTTTATGGTATTTGTGGGATTTGACAAATAATCCCATAAATGTCATAATAATACATGTAATACCAAAAACACTATGCTCTGAAAGGAACACATGTCAGTAAAAAACGCACTATACAAAGTGGGCGATACTTATACTTCACAGAAGTCTAAGATAACTGGAGTCATTACTGAAATCAAGCCAAACACAGACGGAACAAGCGTTCGTGTAAAACTTGATGTCAATGGCTCACCACGCTGGACTACTTGGACAGCAAAACAGTCTTAGCCCGCCACTATCCGAAGTTGGGCTAATTGTCCTGAGCATGACAACCAAAACTGCTCACTTGATTTTCTATCGTAGAAATGCTAAGATAGATACAACAACAAAGAAAGGAAATAAATGGCTAGAAATGGCAAAAGTATAAATGTCAAGATTGCTACCTCCAAAGTAATCAAGGCACTTGAAAGTAAGTTAGTCCAAATCAAGAAAGATAAGGACAACCAAAAAGCAAACGAGGACAAACACGAAAAGGCTTTATTGGCTTGGCGTAAAGAGGTAGGCGAATTAGCACTTGCTAAACTCTCTAAGGCAACAGACCTAACGGCTAATGTTCGCTACAATGGCGAGGTCAATGTAGATTTCAATTTACCTAAAGGTTGTATTGTAGTTCCTGAAATGCCTGAAAAGGACTTTGATACTCTCAACGATTGGCAGTATAAAGAAATCGTAGAGGAAATTGAGAACGCAATTCGTATTCTCAAAATGACTGATGAGGAAGTAGTTTCTACTTCTACTTACAATTCTATCGCAAGATACTTGTAAAATTACTTTCCTGAGCATGAAATAAAACTGCTCACCAAATAAAACTAAATAGAATTGGGTGCCAGTCTGCGTTCACGATAACCTGCGATGTAGTTGCAACTATGTTGATCTTGTTATCAATGTCCCTTGACACTCCCAAACACCTGAGTATGGAGGAAATCCTTTAGTGTCTAAACTGCTCCACCTCAAAAGTGCCCGACCACATGTGATGTAAAACACAGTCCATTATGTGAGATTATTTACGACTCCAGTTTGTATTTGTCAGTCATAAGTGATATTATTAGATTATATAAGAAAGGATAAACAAATGTTAGCAACCGCTATCAAATTACAAGAAGCGTCAAGAGACGCCGTTCATGACGAAATGATGTTGGTGTGTGTTAAGCACATTCTAGACATTAGAAATGAAGTTAATGACGAGGAGTTTATTAAAGAACTGTATCAGTATTCTGCTCTGCTTGCTTCTTTAACAACAAGTTTAGTAACTAGCGCATTATTGACAGAATCAGAATTAAATGATATGCTATCTACTATAAATGAAATAGAATCTATGGAGGATATAGTAAATGGAAACGACTAATGAAATCGTAGTGCCTGACCACTACAACCCAAATCAATTAGTAACTTATAAAGTTATTGATAATGATGAAGGAAGAGGGGTAACAAACCACTACCCCACAGTAAAAGTAACTGATATTGAATATCAATTAGAAAATGCTCGTTATTACCAACGAGTGGTTGACAATCACAACAAACTTCATCGCCAGTTAGAAGGCGAACTTCACGGATGGTTAGAAAACGACACATCTGCAGAAGATATTGTATCTGAGATTTGTCAAATATTTGGATTTGCCCCTGAAAAGGAAATTCACTTTGAAGCAACTGCAACAATCACAGGAGTTGTAAGGGTGCCATTTAATGAACTTTCAACATTTGATGTCGAGGATATTGATTTAAATGTTTGGGCTGATTCTTCGTCTCATGATGTTGATGTAGAAGTAGAAGTAGATAATATTTCTACTGCAGAATACTGAAATAAGAATTCCTGACAATGCTAAGGTCAATGTCGCTATCCGTTGACCTTGGGATGTCTGGATATGCAAGCCTAGAGGCTCTATTTTTAGCGCACCAACCCGACGGGCGTCATAACCGTCGGCCTATGACCTTGGCGGTGCGTGATTTCGTAGAGAATCGGTGCTGCAGTTGATTGATCCTTTCTGGCTGTAGCAGCATGGGACCTAAGCACGTCCAGTGAAACTGCTTAAAGTTTTTCTTCAAAAAGTGGTCGGCCCGTTTTATACCTAAATGTCCGTTTTACGTAGATTATATGTTTTCCTCATTTAAGATTTGCATTTTCCTATACATTATGCTAAGATTAGAATAACTACAAATAGGAAGGAAAAAAATGGCTCATGAATTAGAAACGCAAAATGGCGTTGCTTCATTTGCTTCTTTCAGAGAACCTGCTTGGCATGGCTTAGGCACAGTTTTCACAGAAGAAAAAAATACTAACGAAATGTTAGTTGCTGCTAATCTAAATAATTGGAATGTTAGATTAGAGGAATTAGATATTCCAAATTATCTCACCTCAGATAAATCTTATCAGTATGTTGTGAGAACTAACCCCACAGATAACACTCAGACAGATGTTCTTGGTGTTGTAGGTGAGCGCTATGTTCCACTACAAAACGAAGACCTATTCTCATTTGGTGATGCAATTCTTGATGGCGGAGGTCGTTGGGAAACTGCTGGCTCGTTGCGTGGTGGTCGTGTTGTATTTGGCTCTCTTGCCTTACAGCGTGAAACTGTATTAGACCCTAGTGGTGTTGCTGATGTTATCAAGACTTATCTTCTTGTTAATACATCACACGATGGCTCTATTGCAATTCAAGCGTCTGTCACCCCTGTTCGTGTTGTATGCGCTAACACTCTTGCTGTTGCTCTAGGTGGCAAGAAAAAGAAGGATGGCGTTAAGCAATCTTTCAAGATTCGTCATACGCAATCTGCCAATGGTAAAGTGCAACAGGCTCGTGAGGCTCTTGCTGTTGCTAATGCTTACATGGATGAGTTTTCAATAATGGCTAAGGCTATGATTGAGAAAGAAATCACAGCGCAACAATTCAATGATATTGTTCTCGCTGCTTATCCAAAGCCTGATAAAAATGCTAAACAGGCTCTCACTAAATGGACTAAAAAAGTTGACACAATCAATGACATCTATACTGGTGAGTTTAACGGCATGATTTCTGGAACTGCTTGGGGTGCTTGGAACGCACTCACAGAAAGAATTGATTGGTATCGTGGAGGTAAGCGTGGTCTTACTGAATCAATACTAATGGGTTCAAGTGGTTTTGACCCTGCTATCACAGCAGAAAAAAATCGTCTGCTCAAAGTAGTGAAAGATGTTCTAGCAGTTGCGTAAGTAATTGCAACTCCTGAGCAAGAGTATAAACTGCTCACAATTTATTTGGTGCGTTAGATTAGTTTGGTTTAAATCGCTACCCTGTCACGGTAGAGATCATGGGTTCAAATCCCATACGCATCGCAAGTGCCCGACTAAAAATATCATAATTTTATTTTATTACGTAGCCGATTAAAAATCTCACAAAATTTTTTTATTACGTAGAACTTGCTTTTTCCCATAATTTTTGCTATGATTTATCTATGGGATTAATGGGATATACAGAAGAACAGATAGATAAAATGATGATGACTTTAAACTATACTATTCATCATCACATGACTGGAAGGTTTGCAGATGAGGATAGGGAAACATTGAGAGAACTAGAGGATTTCCTGAATGGCTTAATTGCTGAAGGACGTATTTGACAACACCCTGATATTTTGCTAGAATAATACCAACAACAAAGAAAGGGCCCCCAATGCCAAATTGGTGCTACAACTCTCTAACTATGGAGGGTAGCGAAGAACTTATTGCAGATGTAAAGCGCATGCTCAATAGGCCATTCACACAAACACACGACTCATGGAATCAAACAACAGGTAAAATGGAGTTATCAGATACTACATATTCAAATCCTGTATTTGCATTCCACAACATTTATAACCATAAACAAGCAGGCGTATCAGACGAGGAATACAACAAACAATCAGACCATACGCAACCTATATCAGAGGCTATTATGTTTAAGGGTAATAATTGGTATGACTGGAATGTGCGTAACTGGGGAACTAAATGGGATGTTGCAGTTCATGACGGAGAAGAGTATTCTGATACTGAGATAACGATTGATACTCCTGATACTCTTGCATACCGCTTCAATACCGCATGGTCTCCACCTATTGAGGCTATAACAAAACTATCAGAACAGTATCCTGACCTTGAGATGTCTTTATCTTATGAAGAAGAGACTGGTTGGGGTGGAGAGCACCTATTCATAAATGGTCAGGGTAGTGAAATAGAATCTTATGACAACAAATGCAGAGATTGTGACAGTATAAACACAATGGAGTATTGTGACAATGACTGTGGAGAAATCTGCAGTGACTGCCACTACATGGGTGAGGCAGACTTAGAAGCAGTTGCGGAATGCGAACACCACAAGATATACTTAGACGACGAGCACGTGCCTAGTTATAGAATGGAGCCAACCACATAATGGAAGTAACGCCAACAACTCTAGACCCATACCTGCAGAGACAGGTAAGCAATGGTATTAGCGGAATTGATATCATGCATGGGCACCTTAAGTTCCTAATGCTAGAGGCTGAGAAGGAACTAGAGGCAGCACAGGAAGAAGAGGACCACACTGAAGAGGCCTTAGATTCTATGGAGCGTAGGTATTGGGAAGGTCAACTTGACGCTCTAGGAAATTTATATGGTTTGACATATGACCTATCATTTGCCATTGCTGCAAAGGAGGCAGCGAATGAATGAATGGATCCAGTTGACATTGGACCTAGAACTTGATATCATTGGAATAAACCCTACTACAGAAAGGCCTAGCAATGGGAGCACGTTGTAATTTTATCTTTAAACAATCAGAGGACCACGCCGTGGCCTTGTATAGTCATTGGGATGAAGACCATATGGATACACTCCTGGCAGCAGCCCTGCAGCATGCAACGCCACGTATACAGATGAATGACATCCCGTATGCAACTCGAATGGCTATTAGTTATATCATGCAGGATAGTATCTTAGAAGAGACTGGCTATGGCATTACAGCCATGAATCCGTCGGACCCTGGTTACTTAGACCATCCAATCACTATTGATTTCACAAATATGACTGTGGGCACTGGAAACCAATGGCATTCAATAGAGGACTATATTAACTATCATAGTTCTCAGTTAGTTAAAGGATAATAATATTGGAGCGTGAGGTAAAGATTCCACCTTTCTTTGTTGGCCTTGCGCTCCTCTCACTTTTTTGCTATAATGAGGAGAACTATGTCCATACGCAGACGACTTACTGAGGAGGAGAGGGTAGCCATGCGCCTTGTTGCCATTGTGTCTGACCTTCGCCTTGACATTGAGCAGATAGGCGAGTATTTAGCAAAAATAGCACCAACAGTATCGTATAATAGGCTTATTACTATCGCAGAGAGCGCACAGTATCACAAAGAGGAGAACTATACACATGAGCACCAATACAGACTTTTCTAGTCGTTGTAATATACTTGCTGACCTGTGGATGAATTATAAACATGATGGTGAGTTTGCTGATTTTGTAGAATACAATGACTTGGGTTTGCCTCTAGCATTTTTTATTAGTCAAGAGATAATTCCAACCAATGACTTAGTAACAAAATATATTAACGAAACTTGGGATTTATTTTTAGAATCATTGAAAACAGAAGATACTGGATTTTCTACACTTGATGAATTGTTAAAACGATTTGACAATTAGCCACAAAAGTGGTCGGTGTATTTTTCAAGGCATACAAACCATTACGATACAAACCATTTTTTCCCCAAACCATAATAAATTCGTGTTATGATTATCTATATTATGCCAAGACATTTTTATACTTATAGCAAAAGAGATCCAAAAGGATATAAAACCTTTAGTGATAATTTACATAACTCTTTTGTAGCCTTTACTCATATGATAGGTCTTAGTAAGTTCTTTTCATTTACCCCGCTCGATTTTAACGGGGGCGATTTTGGGGCCGAAAATGGCGGGTATAAAAAAGATTACGATCATTCCCATAATCCCCCTAATAAGGAATAACAAACCATATTTTCTGGTTTTTAAATGTTTTCAAACTTTTTAAAACATATTACGATATTATTAGAATTTTCCCAGATTTTTGGCAATTTTTAATCCAAAATAGATTACGAAGATACTTGACAAACCATGGTTTTGGATGTATAATGCCAAACCTTTATACCATGGTTTGACGGATATGGGGGATATGTGGTATATGGTTTGATGGTTTGACATTACGAGCCCGCCCTCAAAAACGCTCCATTACCCATACCTCTCCACTTTGCTCCACTTTACTCCACATATAAAATAACAGTAAGATTTATTTTTTAGAATAAGCAATGCTATAATGGACTTTGCCATGATAAAAGACGTATTTACACAGGCTCAGATAGATTTTATTAATCAACTAATCTTAGACAGCAGTGATAAGGTAAGTACTCAATATGCTTTAGAACGAGGTAGAGAAGACATCGTTTTAACAACTGATGGTGTTCCTGTATTTGAAAAAACACACCCTATAGCAAAAGAGATATGTGATAGAGTGCTTTCATTTTTTGATGAGGGTACATTCCTAGATAACATAACCTACAGTGAATATAATAACAAACACACAAACCCTAACCTTCCACCACACAAAGATCCTATTCATACTGAGCAGGGTTTAACTTTTGATTATCTAATAGATGCAAACGTAGATTGGCCAATATGCATAGAAAAGGACTGCTTTACCTTAGAAAATAATAGTGCTATTATTTTTAGTCCATGTAACCAATATCACCATAGACCAGAACTAATCTTCAATGATGGAGATTATGTTAAGATTTTATTTTTTTATGTAAGGACAAAATAATGATATCTCGTGAATCCAAAATAGACATTATCGTAGAAATAATATATGACCATATAAAAGGCAAACACAAGGATGCCTTATCTAAAAAATTGGCGGAACAGATAGTTGAGGCCATAGATGACGAACCTACACCATCATGGTATACTCATGCATAGTGCTATAATAGAAATATGGCAGACACGTTAACAAAATGTTACTATTGCGATAACGCAGCAGAGTATATTCAACCAGACAAAATTACTGGCGCTATCATCGATGTCTGTAAAAAACATTTTAAATATATGTATATGGGGTGATTATGAACAAGAATAAGGCTGATGCTAACTTTAGAACCTTTTTATTCCTGATAGGTATTATTGTATTGGTGTTTACTGGAATAGGCATTGCTATTGGGTAATAGAGATAATAGGGATTACGAAGAACTTATAAATCCCGTCGAACTTATGGTAAAAACCAAAGCACCCACTAAATGGCTTCTTGTAGATAAAGAAACAGGACAGGTCTATCAAGGAAACAATGGTGGTCATTGGGATAGGCTTGATCCAGTCATAAAGGATATTCAATGAGAGTACATCTTCTTACCCTACCTGGAACAAAATCCACTGTTGGGGAATATATACAGATTAAATTTGAGATACCTCACGTATCGTTTAAATATACCTTTGGACCAGATATGCCAGAAGACAGTGTAGATCACGTCATTGGAATATGTAGAAAACCACATGAGGCAGTTGCTGATCTAATTTACTTAGGATGTGAAACTTCTGCTGCTATAGAAAAATATAGGATATATTCAGATTACATATATGAAAATGCTAAAACCATTATTAACTATGAATCCTTCAAACATTTAGATATTTTGACCAAGGCCTTGTTTGATCATTTTGCCCTTGAAGATACAAATTGGAAAACCAAGACAGGCAAAGATTCTTTATTTAATGAAATTATGGGCAGAGAGATCTCTTTTGAGGTGTGGTCAGAACCTTATCAAGATGCATTTAAAGAATCGATGTATCCAGAAATAGTATTGAAGAGTATTATGGATAAGAGGTTATCAGAATATTATAATAAGGTGGATAGTAGAACTATTAAACCTTAGTGCTAGTGTCTAGCATAAAATGGTTTGACATTTCTATTTTCCGCCGAACTTTAAGCGTTTGTTTATTAGTTCTATAACTGTTTCAGAAACTTCTTTATTCCAACCACCGCCAGGATGCTGACCGTCCCCAGCGAGAAACCAATATTTTAATTCTTTGTTGCCGTAATCCTTTTTAGTATAGTCTGGATAAAGTGTGGGTATTTTAAAATAAGAACTGTACTTGTCAGCAAAATTACGAAATACTGATTCAGAATCAATGTGCCACGTGCTCCACAAAAATATAGAACCATTTGCTTTAAACATATTTTCTAATAAATCTATCATTGTTAGATAAACTATTGCATTTTCTTGCGGTATATAATTTTCTTTATATTTTAATAACTCTTCATACATCCAGTCAATCGTACTGTTTTTATCAACGTTTAGTTGGGCTGGTATAAACTGATCTTTATATGTACTGTAAATCATCTTTCGGTGAATGTCTGGCAACATCATTACTAACACATCTGGTATTCCATATCTATTGATAAAGGCACATATATTTTTTATTATTAAATGAATTGAAGCCCCCATAATAGAAAGGTTATAGCCTTTAGCATTTGTTGTGTTTTGAAAGTACTCTGTTGTAAAATCAGACCATCTAAATTCTTGTGGGATATCCTGTCCAAAACTAAAAGAGCATCCGCTGTACAATATGTTAAAGTTATTCTTATCTAAAGGCTCAAAATTATCTGTTCTAAATCCATCTTTATTTATCTTATATATTACATCTTCAGCATTAGTACTTTTAGTATAAAAATAATCATTTTCCCAATAACCCTCTCTTGTGAGCATGGAGCCACCGACACTTTTGATATGAAATTGCGAATGATCAAAAGCGGTTATATTATCATATATACTTTTAGTAATATCTAAAGTCATAAAATCTCAAATACTCTTTTGGCAAATTTATCGTGCCACCCACCGCCTGGATGTTTTTTATCTCCTGCTATTTCCCAATATGGGGATTCGTGATCTCCGTAATCTGGTTTAACAGCAAATGCACTTAGCACTGGTGGTCTCGGAAAAATCAATCCAGACTCAAACCAGCAATCTAGATCGTCTGCAAACATAACAAAACAATCATTAGTTAATTTTTCATATGAAGAAAATAAAAATCTAGAACCAGAATTTTTACATAATAACTCCAACAATTTAAACATTAACAAATCATTTAATAATAAATTTTCTGGCATTAATTGATGAATAAAATCTTTAGCGTTAGCATTTATCATTTTTGGAGTTAAATCAAAAAACTCTGAAGTGGTTGGATCAAAAGTTATTGTTCTTGTTATGTCTGGCATTAATGCAATTATTAAATTTGGCATTCCATAAGTATTAATAAAGGCACATATATTGCTAAGTGTTAAAAATATAGAACCACCCATTATAGATAAATTGTATTCTTCAACTTCTTTATTTTTAGATAATTCTTTTGTTACTAGTTTTGTCCATAACATTTCTTCTGGTAAGTCTTGTCCAAATGTTACTGAACATCCACTATACAAAACTGTAAATTTTTCTTTATTTACAGTATTAAAATTGTTAGATCTAAAACCTTGTTTATTTAATTTGTACAGTATTTTATTAAATTGCGACAACCCTGTATGTACGTTATATGTATAGTAATAGTCATCTTCCCAGCGTCCAATGCTGTCGGGAACGTAAGGGTGGGCCTTCTGCCTTAATTCTTCATCCTTATCAAATACATTTTGCATTCTAGCGTTTACTATGGTCTTTGGACTAAGAATGTCCCTATTATGAATAATAACATCACCAAACAATTTTTCATGATCCATATAATCTATTGTACTTGACTTTTATAATCATAAAGTATATAATGGTTATATGAATCGATTTGTTGTGTGTCCCGTATGCAAAAAAGAAATTCAGGTTAGATTTGGTATTTTTGCCCATGATACACTTAATAGACATATGAAGGAGCATAAATGAAAGAATACCGTTTTTCAGATTTAGATGGCCTTGGTCCTGATCTTATCATTCCTGATAATGTAATACGAGATATTATTCGTGACCACCTACAAAAAACTTACTATTGGTCTGTTGCTCTTGGATCTTTTTTAATTGGCTTTTTATTAGGAGTGTTGGCGCATGCGCTATAATTGTTATATGAGGAAAACAAAATGATATATCACAAACATTTATTGGTTAATGCCAAAGTTAAGAATCCAATTGATACGGAACAACAGGGTATTGAGTTTCTAAAAAACCTTGTAGACAAAATCGATATGAAGATTGTACAAGGTCCTTTTGCAAGTTATGTTGACAAGAAGGGTAACAGGGGCTTAACTGCCGTAGTTATGATAGAGACTAGCCATATAGCATTTCATATATGGGATGAGGCTGACCCTGCTTTAGTTCAGTTTGATCTTTATACCTGCGGAAGTTTAGAACTTGAAAAAGTATTACAAATTTTTAAACAAACTTTTACAGTTGATTCTTTAGAATTTGTTTTGTTTGATAGAGAAAATGGATTTGTTGAAGAGGTCTCAGGAAAGGATTACAGATGAAAAAAATATTTATATCATTGTTTGTTGCCGTTGGCATTGCTGCTACATTTATTTCAATTTCTTTTGCTAAATTAGCACAATCAATGGACGACTTGGAAGATGCTTGGGATAAAGAAGAAGACGATTATGAAAGGTAGTTTATGAAACCAGGAATGATAGTCATGATAACTGACGAAGGACAGCATAATAAAAAGGCTGCAGAAATTATATCTTTGGAAAATGATAATTTTACCGTTAAGGTGTGTGACACTGGTGAAATAATAGTTTTAAAATCTAGTAATTTAAAAAGAAAAAAATTATGCGTTTGCAATGCATCAAAAAACAAACCATTTTGCGACGGTTCGCATGCTGGGCTGTTTTAAATCATAGTATTATGTTTTCCGTCTATAACAATACATATCTGATCTAATATGTTTCTTTGTTCATTATTAAAATATAATTTTAAACCTTCTAAAGTGTTATGAATTACTTTTTCATTTTTCATTGTTAAATTGTAACAAAGTGCAGCCCTTCTTGTTTTTCCTAAAACAATAATTGCCTCTTCTAAAAAGTTTGGTATTTCATCATGAAACTCTTGACCACGTTTTGCATTTCTTAGCATCAAAACCATTGGGTATCTATAATCTTTTCTTTCTTCTAAGAACAACAACCTTTCATCTTTGACAAAAGGTAAAAAAGATTCAAATATAAAGTTGTGCATAGTACCTGTGACTGCAACTGCTGCCATCACAACAGATGGTCCTGGTGTAGACGTAACATCAATACCTTCTGATATACATCTTTTTACAATCCTAGCCCCTGGATCAGCCACACCTGGCATTCCTTCATCAGAAATTAAATATACATCCTCTCCATTTTTTAATAATTGTAATATTTTTTCCATATTATGTAATTCATATGCTTCCCCTGGTTCTCCTCCATCAGAATCATACTCTATTGATATAGTATTTACATTTGGCTTTTCAAGACCTAACCGTGGCCAAATTTTTTCAAATGCTTCTTCTCTTTCAATAACTATATTTTTTGCATTTTTAATATATTGATATGATCTAACAGACATGTCTTCCCAATTACCTATTGGCAATCCAACTAAAAATAATTTTCCGTATGTCATATATAAATTATACACTATGTGGTACAATGATTTAATGATTATAGATAAAGAGTTTTTATCAATTGAAGAAATTAAATACTTACAAAATGTTATGTATGAAGAACCAAAATGGAATTTTCCTTGGATATTTAATAAATCTACAAATATAAAAACAGATAGTTATGCAATAATTGATAGAAATGATGTAGTGGATAGTCTACAGTTTGTTCATATGGCAATGTTTAATAAACAAAAAAAATCACCATTTGCAGATAATTGTATATCTATATTAAATAAATTTGCTGTTAAAAATAATATAACCGTAAAAGATATAGTTAGAATTAAAGCAAATATGATATTAAAAAATGGCAACAAAGGAATACATTATCCACACGTTGATGCGGACAAAGATCATTTAGTTTTTTTATATTATGTAAACGATTCAGATGGAGATACGATTTTTTTTAATGAAAAATATAATGGTTCTAAAATTAATGATTTAAGTATTATGACAAGCATATCTCCAGAATCTGGAAAGGCTGTAGTTTTTGATGGCTTAACATATCATGCTTCATCTAACCCAATAAACAGTGATTTTAGATGTGTTATTAATATAGACTTTACTGGAAGTTTATGATATAATATTAATGTACCTGCTCAAAGGGGGGTACAACATGACTCGCTTAACAAGGAGGAAAAATGGTAAGTTCATGGTCATTGGATCTTTTTAAGGATCCTTTTTTTATTGGTTTCAACAGAGAGTTGGACCGTCTTTCAAATATCCATCGTGAGGCAACTCGTCAATCCTACCCACCGTATGATTTGGTAAAACTTGATGAGGATACTTACAAACTATCTTTAGCAATTGCTGGATTCAGCAAGGATGAGGTAGAGGTTTCTGTGGATAATGGAAGTTTGGTGGTAAAGGGTGAGAAAACCGAAGAGTCCTCAAATGAGGTTCTACATAAGGGTATCGCAACCAGAAAATTCACACGCACCTTTGCTCTTGGAGAGTATATGGAGGTAGATCGTGCTGAAATGGCAGATGGTATTCTTGACATCTTTGTGGAACGAAACATTCCCGAAGAAAAGAAACCAAAAACAATCAAAATCAAATAAATAACAGTAGGTCATACTGAGCACCTGAGCATGTGCATAAACTGCTCTTTTAACATGCTATAATATTCTTATGCCATATCATGAATGCTGCCCAGATGAAGTAGAAAAGAAGGCTCCTTGCTGGGAAGGATATGTTCAAAGAGGAATGAAGCCTGGAAAAAATGGTAAGCCAGTTCCTAATTGTATTCCTGCAAAAAAAGCAGATGATCTTTGGGAAGATGATGACACAGTTACATACGAAACAGATTTTGTAGAAAAAGCAGACGGCTATTCTCCACCAGCAGGTGCGAGAGCAGCAGCAAAAAAAGCAATTAGACTTAAAGAACAAGGTAAAGCAAAAGGTGCAGGTACATCAGTAGGATGGACTCGTGCAGGACAATTAGCAAGAGGCGAATCACTTTCACTAAGCACAGTTAAAAGAATGTATTCTTATTTTTCTCGTCACGAAGTAGATAAAAAGGGGAAGGATTGGGGAAATCAATCTAATCCGTCTAATGGGTATATTATGTGGTTGGCATGGGGTGGGGATGCTGGCTATTCTTGGTCAAGGAGAATTGTAAATTCTGAAAAAGATAAAAAAATATTTTCAGACATATTTAATCCTATACAAAAACAAAGTACAAGAAAACGTGGTAGCGGAAATGTCTTCTGGACAATATAAACCAAATCATAAATTTAATCCAATTCAGATCAAAGACGGAATGATTGTAAGATTAAGAAAAGATGGAAGAATAAAGGCAATCCTAGGTAAATACGGAGAGTACAATAAAAAAACTAAATAGTTATTTTTTGATTTGTTTTGCCGTCAACAACCAAGCAAATGTTTCCTAAAATTTTATTATCTGTAAAATATTTTTTAATATCTTTTAATTTTCCTCTAATTATTTTTTGTTTTTCTGTAGTTAGATCTATACAAAAAACAGCATTTCTTTCTTCTCCAAAAAAATAAATACACTCTTCAACAAATACATCATAATCAAAACAATTGTGTATCATATGAATTTTATCGTCTTTGTCTATGGGTCTATTGTTTGGATTATGTAAAAGAAAAATCATGGGTATAGAAGACATTTGTAGAAACTTAAACTTACTGTGTCTGTCTTCATCCAAATTTGACATAAACCCTTCAAATATAAAATTGTTTAATGTATTTGAAATAGATGCTGCAGCAAGAGCAACTGACGGGCCTGGAGTTGTTATAATTTCTATATTATTTATTATTGCTTCTTTTACTAAAACTTCTCCAGGATCTGCCAACCCTGGCATCCCTTCATCTGAAACAATATAAACATCTTGACCGCTTTTAAGCAAAGATATAACTCTGTCTTTGCTGTCTTTTTCTCTATTGTTATTTAAAGAAAAACATATATCTATTAATTCGGCAGTGTAAGAAAAATTATTAAAACTACAATATTCTTTAAATCTTTCTATATCTTCAACACATATATACTTTGCATCAAGCAATGCATCAGTAAGTCTTTTAGAGACATCGACCATATTGCCTATTGGAGATCCTATTAAATGTAGTTTACCGAACATCTTTTGAGTCACTTTCTTCTAAACATTCATTAAAAACTTTAATAATTTCATTACAGTATTTGTCGTAATCTATTTCTAATATAAAGTTTCCGTCTATTAATTTATGAACTTTAATTTCTTTTCCTATATTAAATAATATATTTTTAATTGATTCTTCTAAATTTTTCATTTTAATAAAAAGTGCTAGGATCTGGATGCATATCATAATACTCAGAAAAAAATCTATTTCTTTCATTAAGTATTTGATCTTGATGCTCATCGTATGGTGTATCGTTTACATACTCTAAATGACAAAATATCATATCTTGATGACTTCCTGGTTTTAATTCTTTTGCTCTTCTCCAATGAGGCTGTTGTGTGCCAGCAAAAACTAATGCTTGATTATCTTCTAAAAAATATTCTACATCTTCTACTACAACTCCCCATTCTTCGTCTGCTTTAACTTGTATGTCAAAAGTTATTCTTTGCGAGTCTCTCATGTCTGTGTGTGGAAACAGTTTAGTCATCCAACCATATTCCATACTATATCTGCAAAAAGAATGATCTTCTACTAATCTAACGTAATCCCCCAAAGATCTTTTTACTGCCTCATTAATTTTTTCTTTAATTCTTGGACCTAAGTCTATATGCCAAGCCTTCATCCCACCCCATTTTTGAATTTGTGTTTTTTCTTCTGGAGTATTGTTAACTATCTCATACAAATGCTCTATGTCTTCTGTAGAAAAAATATTATTAACAATTATAGGTTCAAAATCTTGATTAGAAATTGACTCTTGTGATTTTTTAAGTTGCATATATTGCTCATATGCAGGTCCTTTTTTGGGAGATTTCATAATACTTTATTATATCATAGTGTATAATCATTATTATGCCATTAACAGAAGAGCAAAAACAAATAATTGCACAAGTCGAACAGAGTAGCGGAAAATCCAAAAAGATAGTAGAGTCTTTTGGCCGAGATGAGATACGACAATTAAATAAAGATGAGATTGAAGATCCCAGAGAATTGAATCAAGAACAATTAAACAGTGCCAAAATATATAAATCTAGAGAAGAGTATGCCAAAAACCTTAAAAAGAATATTAGATATATGGAAGTTGGTGTGGCATGGGGATATTATTCTGAAATAGTTTGCAAAAGTGCCAGCCCGTCAGTTATTGATTTGGTTTGCAGGTTTGATCAAGATATGAAATGTTGGTCTTGGAGAAGGTTTGGTGAATGTCAATGTAAACCAATAAAGCATACATACGATTTTTCTGCCGAAGAATCAGAAGATTTTATTAAAAATAAATTTAGTAAATATGGAAACGTGACCACATATAAGGGTGATGCAGAAGACATTCTTCCGAATTTTATCGGTAAAGAATATGATTATATTTATATAGACATACATAATGGAAGAGCAGCAACAAGAAAAGTTTTAAATGACGCCTCTAAATTAATACCAGTAGATGGAATAATAGGACTAAATGATTATTTAATTTATGACGGAATAATTGATGGGGTTCAGTATGGCACATATCAAACAGTAAATGAGTTTTTATATTATAATAAAAACTGGTCTGTTGACGCAATTGCTCTTCATAAATTAAATTTTTATGATATATATCTTAGGAGAAACTGGTGAGCATAGACAAAGAATATCTTTTAAAAAAAAATATTGTAACGGGGGGTCTTTCTGAAACAATATCAGATAAGTTTGATTTGTCTTGGCATAAAGGAACGGATGTCTTAGAAGAAACCATAACTAAGTCTGAAATGAAAATCGGTGTAATAGACGACAAAACTGTTTTATATAAATACAACTCAAACTTTTTTAGATCTAATGAATTTACAAAAAATCCTTTAAGACCACATGTTTTGTTTGCTGGATGTTCTCAAACCGAAGGGATAGGTGGAAACCTAGATACAGTTTGGCCAACAATTTTTTTACAAAATTCTAATATTGAAGACAAAACTTTGTATAGTTTGTCTAAATCGGGCTGGGGATGGCAAATGATAATGGACAATATAAGAATATATATACGTGAATATAGTAAGCCAGACTATGTTTTTATTTTACTGCCCAATATATCTAGAAGGTTTGAGTTTAACACTATGAACGCAAATGATTATTGCTATATGCAGAGATATCCAAAATTGCCTGGTGGACCGTCTCAAAAAGAAGACGCAAATATACTTTCTAACAGCGAATATTTTGAGTCATTGATGAATTTTGTTATTGGCTGGAGATTTTTTATAGATTATTGCAACTTAAACAATATCAAAATTTTATGGTCTACTTGGTATTATAATGATTTAGAAAATTTAAAAACTTTAAATATGTTAGATAGTTCGTATGTTAGTATGGATATAGATAGTCAGGTAGACTATATTGCAACTCAATACCAGTCTGGTTGGCAAAAAACAGAGCATGATCTAAGGAAGAGAGACGGTCACGCTGGCACTTTAATAAACATGTATTATGCTGATTGCTTTTTAAAAGCAGCAAAGGAGAAATGGAATGTTTTTTAAAACAATATATAGAAAATTTAAAAAATGGAATTATATGAGAAAATTAAAAAAACAACTAAAAGATCCTCCAAATTTTATTTACTAACCAAAAAACATCTTAATGCATATTTTTTACCATTAAGTATTGGACTTGACCTATGGACATAAGGCCAATTAGATGGAAAAATTATTAAACTATTTTTTGGAGGAGTTATTTTAATATCAAAATGTTTAAATTCTAATTCTCCGCCCTCATAATTGTCATTTAAATACGCAAGTGCAGCGCCAACCCTGTTATCCATTCCTAAAGTGTCGCTATGAAATATAACAGAATTGTCTATTTCATATTTTAATAAAGTAACTATTGAATTGTTTTCATCATCATATTCAAAAACCATGTTCTGAACATCGTATATTGACTTGTATAAATTAATACAGTCCTGTAGTTTATTTTGAAAATCTTGATATAAAACATTTACATATTCATTATTTTTTTTGAAATCACTCATTTGTATCGAATAAGATTTTCTGACTAAACTCCCATTTTGATTATTAATTTTTAATTGAAAAAGTTCAGCAAAGTTTGTTTCTATAAAATCAACGTACTCTTGATCAAAAACATTATAAAATAATACAATTCCTGGACCTAATATTTTGTGCATAATTTATTGTATCATATGATATAATTATTTAATGACAATATTTCATAATCATATACCAAGAACGTCTGGCGGAGTTATAAATCATTACATTAAACAAGTAAAAGAACTTGCTCAATATATTATAGAGCCCACAGATAAAATAGACACAGATAATTTTAAAAACAAACAGTATATTTCTGGACACATAGGGCAATTGCCACAAAAATATGTAGACGGAATAATCTCTTTTTCATTAGTTAGAAATCCAAAAGAACAATGGCTTAGTTGGTTTTGGCTTATGTACAGGCAAGGTCTTACGGTAGTAGATTCAAAAATTGTTGGTTCTGAATACGGAACACCGCAGTCCTTCATGGAAAAATTTTTATACGATGAGTCTTATTATAGAGGAACGTCAAACATACAATCAAAATTTTTGTTGGGTTATGTTGACGTAGAACTTTGGAATAAGGTTGCAGAGCCTATTGATAAGATGAGATCAGATTGGTGTTTAAAAGAATACAACATTGAGCCTTCAGAAATAGATAAAGCCTTAGACTCTTATATTGTAGAAACTGTTGAGAGTAGAGATCGTCTAATAGACTTTCTAAACACTATTTTTCTAAAGAAATATAAAATAACAAAAGCAATTTCAGATTACGAATGGTCTGGTCATAATACCCCTATCCCCAACCCTTTAGATTTTTCTATACCAGACTCTTGGATAGGTAGAATAAACGAATTAAATCATGCGGACTATTATCTTTATGAAAAGGTTAAATCCAGCGATAAAAAATATGCTATAATGTGAATATGAGTACTTTTAAAGTAGGACGTGCTGCTTCGGGGGGCTGCCGTGAAAGACAATACCCGTTATTTAAAGATGACGAGCAAGTGGGATGTTTTTATTTGCCCAAAGATGCAGCAAATCATGCAAGAGATGAATATGGCGCAACAGAAGTAATTGTTTTTGATGTTGACAATCTTGAATCAGACGCCTTGTTTACTGTAGTTCAAGAAGAAGGTAAATGGGTTCTTAAGTAATGCCTACCTTTAGAATTGAGAGAGCCGCTTCTAATGGTTGTGAAGACGGAAAGTATCCACTTTTAGTAGATGATGTTTGTATTGAATGTTTTGAATATCCAAAAGATGCAGCAGCAAAAGCAAAAGAGATGGGTGCCATTTCTATAAACGCATTTGACTATACTCTGCCAGAAGAAGTAACTTCAAGACATGCTTTAGCATTAAAGCCAGACGGAACCTGGTGTCATACTTTTTCAAATATGGCCTAAAAAGAGAAAAGAGAAATGAAATGGATCCGCTTAAATTTAAACACCAGCAAGAGGGATTTACAGAAAGCAGAAGTGGAGAAAGATTTTATTTTTCCTCACCATTTCCTGGTATGCACATTTATGGCAACATTTGGCCAGATTCGATGGCTTTTATCAAAGAAATAGAAGATGATAAATTTTGGGAAATTTCTCACCCTGGTAATAGAAAATGGATTCGTGAAGATTATTATGATGAAGTAAATGGCAAAAGATCAGAAACATGTTGGATTTGGAATCATCCTAAGTTTGTTGAAAACTTTCAAGAAGTTATTGACTCCTATTTATGGCAATGGGATCTTGCTCCATTAAGTAGAGAAGCAATGAGAATATCAAGATATGAGCCAGGAGAATGGTTCTCTATGCATGCAGATGATTCATATGGAACACCACGAACCGTGTCCATGGTTTATTATCCCAACGATGACTATGAGGGCGGGGAGTTAGAGTTTGTGCACTTTGGAGTTACAATAAAACCAAAGGCTGGACAACTTTTTGTATTTCCTTCAGCATATAGTTATATGCACCAAATTCATGCAATAAAATCTGGCATTAGGTACACCTTTGTATCTTTTTTCTCAGAGATATCAGAAAAAGAAAGACAAACAAGATTTGCAGGAATAGAATTTCCATATACAACAGACCTACAGTATCAGTTTCAAGATAAAAATTTATGACTTTAAAAAAAATTATAAACGAAACTGTATATAATTTAGAAGATAAAGTAGAATGTTTAGAAAATACATTTCCAGCATGGTTTGTTCACCCTGGATTTATTTTAAAAAATAATCAAATAGTCTATAAAACTAGTCATATAGATGATGAAGAATACATTCCTAAAAAATCATTTTATTTTCTTCATATACCCAAAACTTCTGGAATGTCTATAAAGGTTCCCCTATTACATGCATTTAATAAACGCAGAGCGTATAGTAATTTTATACAATATATTAATGATGATGAAATGATAAAATGTGATTTTATTAGTGGTCATTTTGCCCTGTACCCGATAGAGTTATTTAAAACTTTTAATCAAGAGTTATTAACATATACAATATTAAGAGAACCCACAGAAAGATTTCTGAGTAATTATTTATATAAAAAAGATAATCCAACAATAGATGATTTAGAGTTTCATATGAACGATTTTAAACAAAATAATATTCAACACAAACATCTTACCTGTACATTAAATATAAAAGATATTACAGTTAACTATAATCTATTATGTGAAAATAAAATAACATTGGATGAATACAGAGCGCAGACATTGTTTTATCATAACTTAGTTAAAGTGTACAACAATATAGATGATGCATTACAAAACATTAATTATATTGAAATTTTAGAAAATGAAAAAGATTTATCAAAACTAAATTCAGTTATTTCAGAAAAATTTGGCGTTTCTGTACCAACAACAAAACCACTTCAAAATGTTGGAGAAAATAAAAATTTTATTAATAAAATACCTAAATCAATAATGAATAAAATTAAAGAAAATCAAAATTTAGATTATGAATTATATGAAAAAGTAAAGATGGGCTATTACAAACAATAACCCATCCTACTTATAGCATTACTTCTTCTTTGCTTTCTTTGCAGGAGACTTAACCTTTACATCTGCAAGCGCTGCTTCAATAGCAGAAATTGCAGGTAATCTTCCAAATGCTTTATCGTTTGGATTAAGCGCTCTCAACCCAACTGGTGCAATAGCAGCCAATAATGAGTATGCAAGAGTCTTAGGGTCTGTAACTCCAGACATGTATAATGCAAGTGCTGCACCAAGAACAGATCGTCCGTATGATGCTAACATTGCTTTTAGTTTTGCGTCCATTTATTTTCCTCCTAGGATATGAACTTTGCTATGGCGTCGTAACCGAGCCATAAACCAATTATACCAGCCACTCCTGCAAAAACTGGTGGAGCAGGAACTGGTAATTTAAATGCAGCAAATATAACGCCACATCCAAATCCTGTAATAGTTGATAATAATATTTGTTTCACGTTTCTCCTTTTATATTGTTAGGATGATCTAATGGAGTTGGAACTGTCATTAAAGCACCACATTCGCTACATTCTCCATCTAGAAAATACATTCCTACCTCATAGTCTATTGGGTCAAAAATAACCTTAACCTTTATTACTGTTGAACCACATAATGGACAACATGAAGACGGAATTCCTCTTAGATCAACACCACTATTCATAAAACTTTTCCTTTAAAATCTGAAAATGTGTTTTAGAGTTGTCTACAATATTATCCCAAGTTTGTTTTGCTTTTGCCCTTTTCTGAAAATATATTTCTATCTTGTTTTTAATGTTGTAATTTTTATCTGACATACTTTCTAATAAACTTATGTATGTATTATAAAAAGGCCTTATACCAAAACCAGACTTTATTGTATCAACATTATTGTTTGCCCATTGAATATCTGATTTAAAATAATTTTTTGGATAAAATTTTGATGTAACACTTTTCCAATATTCTGTATCATCTCTTTGTGATAAGGCATAATGAATGCCTACAAAATCAAACATTTTTTCTATTCTAGTTTTAGTTTTATAATTAAAATTATCTATATCGTATTGAGTTACCTGTCCTCGCTCAAGAGCATCTATTAAAGTAAAACAGTTTTGATGTGTAAGCAATAAGCCCGTACTTTCAAGAGGTTCTAAAAATCCTGCTGCTAATCCAACAGCCACTACGTTTCCAACCCAAAACCTTTCATAATATCCGTTATGAATTTTTATATTTTTAAAACTTAATGACTTTGATCTTTCTGGATTATGCACAACCATTTTTTCAGAATCTAAATAATTTTTATATTCTTCAAGGGCGTCTTCATCACTAATAAACTGATTACAGTATACATATCCAGACCCTATTCTATTCCAAAGTGGTATATTCCATACCCAACCATTATTAATGGCAGTACAATTTGTAAAAGTTTGCAGTTCTTTTTCTTTATCTGTATATGGAACATGGGCTGTCCAGGCTCTGTTGTTGGGCAAAAATTCTGCAGTCGATACAAATCTTTCATTCATAAATTTGCCTAGCAAAATACTATTAAAACCAGAACAATCTACAAACAAATCAGCAACTATCTCTGTGTCATCGTCTAACACTAAAGACTCTATGCCTTTATTTGACGGATTAATTTTCTTTACCGTGCCATAAATTCTTTTTACACCACGGGGTATTGCATAAAACTCTGCAAGCCAGTTTCCTAGTTTTGTTGCATCCATTTGTAATGCTAAATCCCTATGTGGTTGATATGGCTTCATTTCTTCAATATTATCAATAACTATTTTATTAGTTTCCATGCTTTTTGCTTGTGGAAAAAAATACCTTACATAATCTTGGTCTTCTGTATCTGGATAAAATGATTTTTTATAATACCAATCATCTAATCCAAAACACGTTAAATCTTTATCTAAATTGGGGTGTCCAAAAGGATAATAAAAAGTAGGCGAGTCTTTTGTTTTAAAATTAGTAAATCCAATTGCAACTTTGTATGCAGCATTGGTATATTTCATGATACTAGAATAATCAATACCTAGAAAATTAAAAAATCCATTGATTTCAAAAGTAGTACTTTCGCCAACGCCAATTATTGAAATATCTTTGCTTTCAATTACACTTATATTTTTTTCTGGATACGCTTTTATTAAAGCAGATGCCGTCATCCAACCAGCAGATCCACCTCCAACAATAACTATTTTATTCGCCTTCACGTGGCCTCATTTTTTCTACTTGCTCAAAGGCTTTTGCTATTCTCGGAACTGACAAATCATTTGGAGATTCAAGTTCTTTTTCTAATACTTTTGCAAAAGTAATTAATTCACCCTGTAACTCTTCGATATATTTATATGCCATGTTTCTTGTATCATTTAAAAATGCAATAAAATGATCTTTTTCTGGATTATCTTTTAAATTACTTATTTTATCTTTGACGGCATTTATATCTAAAGTTGACTGTGCCAATAAAAACATTAGTTCAACGTTTTTATTTTTTAGTCTTATGTTTTCTATTACTGCACCAGCAACAACTGTTACCACAATTACAAAAATTAATAAATCAATCATCCCATTCGCCTCCACTCATATCTATATCTAAAGTGTAGTGTGTTCCATATTTTTCGTATAAAGGCCAGAATGTATCCCATTTCCATCCCTGAAATTTATATCTAAATGTATCAGTCATGCCTTCATCTTCCATATAGGATATTTCTAACAGCCCAGAAGATGCTATGGATCCCGCCCAATTTGCGATCCATCGTAATGGTGGCTTAGATTTATGTGTCACAATTGAATTATCCAACATTAATATCCGCCTCCACGTACTAAAAGAACAACTGCGCCATTGTCTTCAAGGGCTTTTTTAACCCGTACCATATATTCTACAGCACGACGCTTATCCTCGTCAAGTAAAGACATAAAAGATTTTTCTGAAGCACGAACTGTAATAAAATTATCATTATCTATTAAATCTAAACTAAAACCTTTGGGGGCAAAATGATCTAGTGACCTGAATGCCTTACGCATAGCATCTGTATACATTTATTGATTATATCAGACTAACATAATCACTACAAATTCCAAAAATATAATTTGGAATATCATTTGTTGGCTTATCTAAATGCACAAGTATGCTTTTGTTTGTAACTGGCATGTTAGGATATGTCCAAATATAATTGTTAGTTGTCAGCGTATACTTATCATTTTCATGCCAAAACCCTTTATAATATTTTGGCATGTTAGTTATATAATCTAGCGCTTCTAAATTTTTACAATGAAGCCATATTTTTTTTACATATAGGTCTATAAAAAATTTATCAACTTCATATTGTGGATAGTCATGACCAAAATATAATAAGCCATCTAGCACCCGAAAATCAACCTCTACCTCATATCCAGCATTGATAGCCTTCCTTATGTATTCAGGATTATTTTCTAGTTCTTGATTTGGTCCAATTAAGTTACCTCTATGTGATATTTTAATCATTAACAAGTCCCCACTTTTCAATTGCTTTAATGTATTCCTGACCATAATCCTTATCGATGGCCTGCCTCATTGCCCTAGAACCCCCCGTAGTGCCTTCAGGATGACCGTGAATGGCACCACCAACGTTTGCCATATACTCCTTACCAAAACGCCTTGTAATGGCCTCCACAAGCCCAGGATGCATACCACAACTTAAGGCAGGAACAACGTTATTATCGTTTAATAATCTCATAGATTTACCTAATCTTTCTTCATCATCACTGAGATATCCACCCCACATACCAACATGTATTGTATCTACGCCCATCAAGGCAGCAAGTTTACAAATAACGTACCAGTCTATTTTAAAATTATGCTGTGAGTTAGTCAATATCTTATCTCCACTTTTCTGAAAATGCATAAATAATGGAAGATCTAGTTTACGTATAGAATTATACGATCCCAATCCACTCCAAAAATTTACATGTACACCGTTTCCACCGTTTTTATATACTAGTTTTGCCCTGTCTAAAATAGCATGTGGATCAGAATTAATGCAATGTGCAAAGACTATCTTTCTTCCAGAATCTGAAATTATATTTGCAATATGTTCAACACGCTCTTCTAATCTACAAAAAATTGGATTAGATAAAATTTCATCTTCTTTAATAAAATCAACGCCACCATCTATTAATTCTTTTACTAAATATCCAAGTTGTTTTACAGAAAGGCCAGTTTTAGGTTTTACTATGCCCCCAAACAAAGGTTTGTCATATTGTCCAGTAAATTTCCTTATGCCAGACATTCCATATTTTGGTTTCAAGAAACTATTTTTTACAGACTCTGGGAATTCTATATCTACAACACGACATACTTTAAATACATCTATATCCAATTGACCGCCCATTATTTGACATAATAAATGGGACACGCCATCATTGTCCCAATCTGAATTTATTTTTGGAAATCCAATTTTTACAAAACCATTTAATTGTGATTTTAGATATTCTTCGTCGTTGTATATGACACAAGAAGACATTTCAAACATCTCATCTGTTTCCCAACTATTTCTTTGTTTTGGATTTCCTACACTTTGTCCTATTGCTAGTGACCATGCTGCATCATTAAGTCTGCCATATAACGAATTAACTTCTATATAGTATGTAACAATAACACATCTATCTTTTTCTAGGTCGTTTAATTCTTTATAAAACTTCATACTTATCCCCTGGTAAAGAAGGTACTTTTACAACCAATACTGTACAATCCTGCAAAAAAACAGGATCTGCAATATCGTCTGGATTAAAAACAAATACATCTCCAGCATTTAATTCTCTACCCTGTATTATCATCTTACCACTTACCAAAACATTATATTCTGTGCCAACTTTATGATAATGTTTTGGCCAAATCTCTCCAGCCTTATGCTGAAGCAAGCCAACCTCAAACTTGTCTGTCTTTAGTATGGATGGACTAAAGTCTCCAATTATCCAACCTCTAGTAAATTCTTCTATTCTTCTAATTTCCATAATTTCTCCGAATATAGTTCTAGATCTGATGGAACCCCTACAGCATTATGCTGATATGACGGTATATGGTATATTCCAATTTTTTTACCGTCCATAATCATTGAGTTATATGTAGGACCAACATAAAATTCATTGTTATATCTTTCATTATTGTTTATCATTTTATTTGCACTATCAACAAAATCTTTACCATGTTTCCAATAATGTATTCCATTTAATGATATATCGCTTATTACTTCTTTTTCTTTTATTTTAGTTACAAGTCCTTGTTTATTAATTTGGGCATAACTGTTTTTGTCTGTATTTGAGGTGTAAGTTACTATCACTCCATCATACTTAGAATGACGAGCCACCTGTAAAAATAAATCAGAATCCCACCACATTATTTGATCCGAGTTTGCAATTACCAACTCATCATCATTATCTATATATTCTTTAGCAATTAAACAAGTCTCTGCTGGGCCATTTGTTAATTTATTTATTTTTATAATATTACAAGAACTATCTATATTTTTTAATACAGAATATATTTCATCAAAAAATACACTATCTCTTACGACAAAATGATAGTTTCCTTTTATAGATAATGATTCAACAGCATGCTCTATCATCGTTTTGCCATTTATCTTAATTAATGGCTTTGTAGTTTTATATGTTTCTACTGGAAACCTACTACCGAGGCCCGCTATTGGAATTAATATGTTGGTCATAATGTATCAAGCATTCTTTTAAGTTCGTATTCTATTTTACCATATTCCCTTGAAATATTTGGTACAGAAATGTATTTTTTGTTAGCCCACAATGTTGCCAATAAAAAGAAATGATAGTGAAATTCTATTTTTTGCTTAACTACCTGTATTGTACTTAGTTCTATTACTGTTGTTTTATCCCTCATAAATAATAAATTAGTTAAACCAGATCCAGATAGTCCAGCAATAACTTCTACCTGATCAAAAAATCTTATTTGATCTTCAAGAGTTTTAAAGTTTTTAGGGTTAACTATTTCAAATCCATAACTTCTAAATAAATTTTCTAAACTTACTTCGTCATCTATTCTTAAATCATTTAAAAACGGCAATTCCTTTTTTGCTTCTTCAGACATTAGATGTAATTGAGTTGCAGAAATATTTTGATGACCATTTCTAGTTACATATACTTTTTTGTTATTAGGTAAAGCCATGTCCCTATAAGTATTAAAAAGTTCTTCTAGTATATTAATGTAATCACCACACATTTCTATCTTGTCATAATAATAAAAATTCGACATTATTGGTGGATATTTTGAATGAGTTTGAGTAACAGAAAATTTAATATTATAATTTCTTAATACTTGAACAATAAAAGTTCCAGATGACTCAAATGCGGAAATTTCTTTGCTAGTATGTAATAATATTACTTCCATGTTAGGGTCTTGTTTGTATTCCCATAATATTGGTGCTATGGTATTCAATAAACTATGAAAAAATTCTGTTTCAAATCTAATCACTATTTTTCTTAATCCATTTTCATCCATAAAAGTATCAGCATGTTTTATTGTTCTCATACGAAACTCTTCACTATGCCATTCATCTTTTAATATTTCTGTTATTATTGGCTTGCCAGCATTAAAATCGTCTTCAACTACACAGATGCTTTTGTAGTGTACAGGCTCTACAGGGTGCTGTCTTATCATAAATAATTTAAAAATCCTTTATTTTTAAAGTATTCTATTATTGTATCAGATTTTCTTTCATGAGGAACAGCGATATAAGTATGTTTTTTTGCCCAAGAAAAAGCCACATAAAATGGGTGTATTTGTTGATTTCCTCCTACAAGTACTGGCGTTTGTAATTCTATAACCATTTGCCCTGGTTGCATAAACATTAGGTTTGCCATTCCAGACCCAGAAGGACAGATCATAGTTTTAACATTATTAAAAAATATAGCCTGTTCTTCAAAAGTTTTAAAATCTTCTGGATATACAATTTCAAAACCACGTTTTATAAAATAATCTATTAAAACTTCCTCATCATCTATTCTTAAATCACTTTTTATTTTAACAGTATCTTCTTCTCTACCATTAAGAATAAGTCCAATTGCTTTTGGCTGGACTTTTGATCTTGCTAAATATACTATCTTTTCTGGTATGTTATTTCTATCAATAAAAGAACTACAATAGTCATATACTTCTGAAAATACGTATGAAGAAAAAGGTATTACCTTCATATAATTTGCATTTTGTACATTAATCTCTTCTTCTTTTAATTTTACAATTTCATAATTAATATTTTTTTTATCTAACATTTCTAAAATAAATTTTCCATGAGTTATTTCTAAATCATTTTCATGAAAATCTAATCCAAACAGTAAAACAAAATGTGCATCTTTGTTTAACTTAAAATAATATAAAATATACTGAACCATATTGCAGAAAGCATGTAAAAAATTTTTTTGCCACATAACTAAATGAACTTCTGGCTTATCTATAAATCTTCCTCGTGCATCTTTCTCTTCAACACTTGTTAATACAGGCCAAACAGTACCTTCTTGTGGTATAGTAACATTGTATCTACCAGGTAACGTTGCAGGATTATTATAATCTCCATAAACAAACATTATTTTTACCTCTCATTTGTGAGTCCAATCCAAACCTCACCCCAATCTTCCTGAGATCTATGAGAATTAAATTCTTTAGAAATTTCTCCACCCTCTAAGTATACTCCACCCCAAACGCCCCATTCTTTTTGAGAAACTCCAACAGAAAAACATGTTTTTACTACTGGGCACCCTGAGCATAATTTGTCTATTGCTGGTCTAAAGTTTTCAGACTCTTCATATTTATCAAAAAATAAATTAGTATCATAATCAACACAAGAACCATTGTCTTTCCATTTTATCTTATTCATTAAGTTCAGAAGCCCCTATCATTTTTTTACCCCAAACACTTTGCCTAATTCCTTGAAAATTATTTAATTCATCATCATGTGGCCATTCGTGTGTCCAAGAATTCATAGGTATAGAATAAGCAGTCTCTATTGCTTCTTCCTCTGTATTTGCATGTACGTCTATGTAATATTTATCTGAAAAAATTATTTGTGCCCTGTAAGTTTTAGATCCAGAACCAAGTATTGTTTTTTCTGAAATTTTAAAAAAATATGGGGTTGCTTTGCCTTTTTCAATTGACCAACCTAAAGAGTCTATAAAAACAAACATGTCTCCAACATTTGCTACAGCACCTCTTGGTGAAAAACTAAAAAGTTTTCCAAAAAATTGAACTTTGGTATTGTCCTCTTCAATGACTAATCCCACCGCATGATACTTATCTTGACTAGGCTCATCAGATATTTGATAGCCAAGTTCAGTTATTTTTGACTGAACGTTAGAATATACATTAAGATTAAAGTCATTGTCTGGTATATTTTTTAATGTGCCTGGACAAAAAAAGAATATGTCAGATATTTTTAATTTATCTTCAAGGTTTGCTTTCATTCAACAGGATCCTATCTGGTATGTCCCAGCCATTTGGACCTGGTTTGAAAATTTTTACCATATGCCATTTTCCATTCAAGTACTTGCCGTACTTTGATGTTCTGGCTTTATCTGAAGGCTCTGAATTGACAACATCCCATCCAGACCAAGACAAACTTTTATTTGCAGAAACGATTGATTCCATTTGTTCTAATGATTTAATATACATACTTTCCCTCAGTATCTAAAAATTCCCACTTCAACATTATTGTTTTCTGCCTCTTTAACTAAGTTGCCTTTAGGCTCACTAGGAGTTGATAAATAAGCAAAATAGTTTATTGACTTTACATTTTCAATAACCCATGAAGGTGGTACGTATCTTAGTTTTAATTTAATGCCACGGGACCTCATGCTTCTTTCTGAAACATTTACAAATTCCATGGCCATAGTGTTTGTCTTTGCTGGACCAACACTACATATTTCTATTCTTTTGTCTTCTTTAGGAAGACTTGATAGGGCAACACTAATAGCACGTAGAAAAACTTGATAGTCATTAAAGTTGTTTGTCCCCTGGACCACCACTATCATTATAATTTTCCTCTCGTAGCCTGTCAATGATGAACATCATTTTATCTAATTGTACCCTACTCATATCCATTGTGTCAACTCTTCTTGTTGTATCTTTGTCAACGGTGCCCTCTGTGCTCATGTCTGCCGTATAAAATACATTATCTTTAATCCAGTAGGCGCTGTTTTCCATAATAATAACCCTTACAGAGGTGTTTAATTCATGTAAAACTGCCTGACTTTTCTTTTTTCTTTTACCAGATTTGTTTTTAGGCAATAGGGGGAAAACTATAGAATGAATGTGACTTTGACTATATTTTAATGGCTTTATTTTAGACTCTTGAAAAATATTATTTTTAAATTGTATTTTAAAAACAATATATATTAATAAAAATGCTGAAAAAAAACCAATTAGATATTCCATAACAACACTATTATACTACTTGTTATTGTTAAGATAAGTTTCTCTTTATTTCTTTTAAGGTGTAGGCAATATCTGGATCTAACAACTTAATTTCTTCATTATTAAACGCTTTCTCTGTAAGTTTTACCATAGGATTTTCTTCTGTGATATCCATCTCAACCATGTTTTTTTCCCATAATGCCATAATATGTGTAGAAAACATATTGTTTACTTCTCTGTGTAATACTGGGCTAACCTTTTTTAATTTTTTAGTAAAGTTATAAAGCATTTCCCCAGTATCTGGATCTACTCCTGCTGGCTCAATCGCTCCAGATAATATTAATTGATCAAACTCATTACTTTTTTGCATTTTTAGCCTTTTCTCTTTGTCGTGCTAATGCAGCAAAATCTTTTACTTTTGTTTCTCCAAGATAACCCCAAGCATACCCCTCTTCTATCATGTGATCATTAACAGATACAGTGTCTTCATTTACATAAAGCCATCCCAGAATTCGACCATACTTCTCAGAAGAATCTGGCTTTTCAGTTTTAATTACTATTGATTTTGCATCTTTTAATTTTGTTTTAAGATATTCTTTTGACTCAAGTCCAAGACTTTTTTCAAACTTATCTTTAGTCCGTGATTCTGGAGTGTCAATGCCAGCAAGGCGTACTCGCTGGGAGTAAGACACGTTGAACCCAAGGTCGATGTCCACATCAATGGTGTCTCCATCTACCACACCCGTAATCTTGTTTACTCTATATATATACATACCTACACCACCTCTACTATGTTAGGAAGAACAATTATATCAGCATTAGGAAGATCTTTAAAAATCATCTCTTTTATCTGATTTATAGAGAATTTATCTTCTTCAGTCATACCCATACAATGCTTTATTCCTATTACTACATTTCTAGTTTCAGAAAGCGTATTATATTTTTCTAAATCATCACTAGACCACGGCTGAAACTTTCCAATCATCAGGGTTTGCTCTGGCTTCCAGTCAAAGGTCTTATATTTTTTAATTATACTAAAGGCCCTAGTTGGAAGCGCATCAATATACTCATTACCAGTATTTGTTATTTTAAAATCATACTCTTCTTCGGTTGGGCTTTCCCAAGAAATTGTTTTTCCAAACTTATCAATAAACTCTTTTTTATCTGTTGTATCAACCCAAACCGAAATATCTGGAAACTTTGTATTACCTGACAGATGCATGTATCCGCTAACGTCCCTAAACTGATCCCTTGATTCTTTGGTTGGAAAATAGCCACTAACCACTATTGATGAATTATAATCTTTTGTAAAAAATATAGAGATTGTTCTAAGCCATCTAGCATACTGTGCTTGCAACTCGGCCATTGGCAGGTCTGTGTCAAGCACATGCCATGAATTTGTTCGCTCTGCATATGCTATAGATATATCGGTTCTAGCCTTCTCGTCCATACCAAAAAACTGCACTATTCTAGCCATTTATTTTATTCCTCAAGTCTATTTCTTTCATCGACTATCTCTAATGCAAACTTCATCATATTATCATAGCCCAATGCATTATCCATTACCTTGTTGTAATGATGTGCACAGAACAATAGGCCAGACCCACTCTTTCCGATTACCCTTACATAAGCCTGAGCATAGCAACGATCACAACGATCTGTTGCATCAAGAAGCCATACTTTCTCTTCTGGTTTGTTCTTTAACATACTAAACATATTATACCTTCCGATTGTCAGTTTTATAAAATCCAGAGCCATCAAATATAACTCCTACATTAGAGTATACACGAACTAAAGTTTTATTGCAAATTTCGCAGGTATACCCTGGATCTTCATCAGCAATTTCTCTAACTTTTGTATATCGTACAGCACATGACATACAATCATATTCGTATGTTGGCATTACTTCTTCTTTGTTTTAGCCTTTACTTGCCATACTGGAAGTTTTAATTCATCTCCAGACCACTCATAACCAAGTAGTTTAACTACAAACTTAATGATTTTAATACGCATTATTTAAACCTCCTCAATTTAGGGATAATGTTCCAAAGTCTTTCATGCCAATAATATGAAATAATTTCCCAGCCCAAGTATGTTAAAAATGCCAGACTAAGGGGTTTAAAATATTCATATTCCCATTCACCAGTAATTGCATATACTGCTGCAGAAAATATTAATGTTGCAATAGTGACATGAAATATTACAAAACTAAACGATTTTACAGAACTTCTTTTTCTTGATTCCAAGAATCCTCCAATGTGTAGTCTTTACTATATATATTGTATCACCTTAGTTGTGATATTACAAGTGTGTAGTGAGAATAAAACATATGAATATTGGTTTTCCACCCGTAAATAAGATCAAAATTAAACGGAAACTTTCTGTGGTCACTAATAAGATTTTTCATATCTGTGGTTTTGCCTCTTAATATTTTTTGTGTAGGCTTACTAATATCACAGCAAACCGCTATATCTCTGTCTGGAAAAATTTCTGCTATGTCATCAATATATTTATCTAAAAATGGTATGCATATAAAGACAATGGGACAAGTAAGATTTTTAAGATTATTTAAAAATTCTTTAGTATTCTTATCTCTAATTCGTCCTGCAAAATAAAATTCTCCATGACTTCCTTCAAAGCCAGAAAAAAATAAAGATTGCAATATAGAGTTTGGTCCAGGTATTAAGTCAACCTCTATATTCATTTTTATTAAATTATGAAGTATCTCTACTCCTGAATCTTGTATAGTGGGATAGCCATCATTTGAAACAACTAATATATTTTTATTATTACCGATACCATCTATAATTATATTTAATATATCTTTTATATTATTTTTTATTTCATATATATTTAAAACATTGGCGTCATTATTCTCGCATAATTTTTTAAAAACATTTGCTGACTCAACTATGGCTATATCTGTAATTTTTAAATAATCTTTTAATGCAACAGCAATATGAGAATTATCCCCTATTGGGGTAGCAGCAAACATTACCTTTTTCATTATCTAACTATCTTTGTGTTATATGTTTTTTCCCATTCAATGATATCTGCTTCATCATTTAATAGTGGCTGACCCTTTATATTCAAACTTGTATTTAACAATATTGGAACTCCTGTTATTGTATACCAATTTGATAAAACGTCATACAAGCCTGGATGCTGTTCTTTATTTACTGTTTGAACTCTTGATGTACCGTCTTTATGTACAACAGATGGTATTTTATCAGGCTGTAAACATTTGACCGCATACTGCATATATGGAGAAGTAAAATTCATATCAAACCACTTACTGGCATATTCTTCCATAATTACTGGTGCAAATGGTCTAAACAACTCTCTTTTCTTAATAAGGTTCACCTTATCTTTAATATTAGGATCTCTTGGATCCGCTAAAATGCTTCTGTTTCCCAAAGCCCTTGGCCCATATTCTGCCTTTCCAGTAGCAACTGCTGCTATTTTGTTTCTAATTAACTCTGTAATAATTTCTGTTACTGGATATTCCCCGCCCAAATCGTATCCTAGATACGGGTGCTCCCAATTAATATGACTTCCATAAGATGCTGCTGCTGCACCCAAAGAGGACCCAGCATCTCCAGGATTGGGCATAATCCAAACATCATCAAACATTTTCCAAAGTACTGTATTTGCTGCACAGTTTAAAGCACATCCGCCCATAAAAACTAAATTACGTTTTCCTGTAAGTTTTTGTGCCTTTGCCATGAAGTTAATAAGTCTATCTTGATATACTTTTTGAACCGCAGCAGCAATATCAAATTTATCTTGCTCTGATATTGAACTATTCCAATCTAAAATTCCATTATGAAATGCATATTTTTGCTCTCTTATGTTTGGAAAATATTCTTTTATTTTTAAATAATATTTAGTCCAATCTCCATAGGCTGCCATACCCATAAAAATATATTCTTCTTCATTTGGTTTTAAGCCCACTAGTTGGGTAAATGCTGAATAAAATAACCCAAAACTATACGGGTAATTTTTTTTATAAACTTGCCTGATATTTGATTTTTCTCCAACCCATATTGTTGAAGTATTATATTCTCCAATTGCGTCTAATACAACTATTGCTGCATCATTAAATTTGCTTGTATAGTAGCCAGCACAGGCATGAGAATAGTGGTGTCTAAATGATTCACGTGGAATACTTTTAAGTTCTTTTCTTTGTAAATAATATGGCTTGTCTCCTCCAAAACCACCACGAGTAGCAATTCTAATTTTTTTAAGCCATCTGTTTTCATAGTATGCAATTTTGTTTGGTGTTCCGTATGACAATGCATGGTCTATTAATTTGTCATTAGTAAACCAATCATTTTTTTGCTTACTAAATCGTTCAGCATGTGCAGAAAATAATATTTCTCCGTCCTCTATTAAGGAAACAGAAGCATCGTGTGTTGTTTCATTTATTCCAAGAATTTTCATATTTGTCCTTAAATTGATTATACCAGAAATCATGTATGCTTTTGCCAGGATGATGATCGTCATCTCCGTGCATTTCTTCTCCATAATACTGTATCTGATTAAAATCTGGAGCATTGAATGTTTTAAATTGTTCAAGCATCTGATAATTTTTTTTATCTGCCCAAGACGTAGAAACAAGTTTTATATTATTTTTTTTACAATAATTTTCTAAAATATAATAATGATTATATATAAAATTATTTATAAAAGGTTTTTTAATATATCTTGATTCTCTATGTATGGGAGGAAGCAACATAAAGATATAATTTGGTACACCATATAACTCAATATACTTAATAGTATTTATTATAATTTCTATTATAGATCCTCCTGGCAATGCTATATTAAAAAATCCAGAAGTATTGTTAAAATCTGAATATACTTTATACGCCCAGGTGTCTTCCATATTAATACCAATTCCAGCAGTTACAGAACATCCATTGAAAAGTATATGCGTTTTACCTTCGTGATTTGTTGTTAATTCATTACATCTAAGTCCGCCAGAATTTAATTTATAAATAACATTATTTTTTTTTATATGTTTTTTATAATCGGGCATTCCATCTTCTTTCCAGAATACAGAAGCAATTTGTGGATTATCTAATAAATGCTTTTCATAGAACTTCATTATTCCTGACCAGTCGACATAATTGGAGTCTTCATGTTGTGATACCAATGGGGCATTGAATATCTAGTTCCATTTGTAATAGGAGCAACCTCATGTATATATAGATAGTTAGATGGAAAATAAACAATGCTTCCAGGATCTGGTTTCATTTTAACATTAGAGTTTGGAAAACATATTTCTCCTCCATCATAATTATTATTTAAATACATAACGGTTGATAAAACTCTACTACTAACTCCATGATCTTGGTGTGCTGGCAAATATCCGCCTTTTTCATATCTTAATAAATGTATACTATATTCTCTTGACTTTATGTTTCTTCCAGCAAATGGATAAATTATATTGCTGTAATGATTTGTTGCAGCATCTAATGCATCATAAAGTCTTTTTGAAACATAATATTGTTCTTCATAATAATAATCATTTTGCTTAACATCTTCTGGCTTAGGAAAAAACTTTTGCCAGCAGAAAGTTTCCATAGTTCCAGCACTTTCATTTTGCCATGCATGCCAGGGCCTTACTTCAGTAAAAGATTCTCCATGTTCGTTATTTTTATATTTTTTATCTATAGAAGAAACAACATCAATTATTTCTTGTGGATTCTGTAAGGCATTTTTATAATAAACTAATCCCAAATCTAAAATATCATAATCATACATAATTAAACTCATGCTCTACCGCCCTCCATCTTGGATGCTTGTCTTCTCCCAAGAAATCAGGATCTGCGTGTTGTGGTAAAGACGTGTGCATATATAAAGCAGTATACCTATGACCAGATGTTACTTCAGTTATTCCATGTATATATTCACTACCAGCACTTGGGAAAAATACTGCAGAATATCTTTTAGGTTGATACATAAAATCTTGATTTGGGAAAAATATTTTTCCACCCTCATATTCAGGAGATTCATTTAAATATATAATTGTACTCCATTCTATCCAAGACTCTGGATCTTGTGCGTCTAAATGCAATGGACCTTTAGTTCCTGTTGTCCAATGAGATCCGAATGCCTTAAATACATAAATAGGGCTTTTAAATCCATTTAGTTCTTTGTGTACATCATTTGATTTATCCCCATACTTTTTTAATATAGACATTACTGTTGGGTTGTATGGCAAAGATGTACCGCCAAATCTTTCCTTGTAATATTCTGGATAGGGAAGTCTAACAGACATAGGATCATTCTGTTGTTGAATTAAAGTTAGAGCGTCTATTGGTTCTATAAAGTTATCAATAATATGTATTCTGTGCATTTTTCCTCCTCATAACATTATACACTATTAGTAAATATAATGTAGTCTACCTATAAACTTTCTTCCATCTAGTTTGTCAAAAGTATTATTGTAGCAATCATATTCCACATCGTTAGTTAAAAATGGTAATGGTGAAATAGAATCTTTATTTATTTTATGATAGTCTATAAAATCTGAAACAGTTCTTATATTTCCAGCATCAAAATATTTAGAAGATTCGCCATTTATAATTTTTATAATTTCATTGTAATTATGGTTTATAGAATATGGAACATATAACGTATCAATAGAATTATTACCTTCAACAGAATAAATATACTCTGGGCATGAATATATGTCTATACCTCTGGTGAACCAGTATAGAGATAAGTACTCTGACTCTCCTCTATATTTTAAAAATGTAGGATAGTTTGTATTTTTAAATAATTCGGTTTTAAGAAATATAAAATCTTTATTTATTATTTGAGATAAATAGAAGTCATTATATTCTGTATGATTATTGTATATAAAGAAATTATCATTTGTTATATTAGGAATTCCCTTACCAGATATTACCGAATTATCTTTATAGTTTTCTATTAAAATATTATCCCATTCTTTTGAAAGGAAAACATTATCAGAAATTATTAACACAAAATCTTCTTTAATATTCCTTGCAATTTGAAATCTATAATGACATTGACCATATGGATGATCCCAAAATTTATGTTTATATTCTACATTTTTAATATTATCATAATACGTATTTTTAATAATTGGAGTTTGATCTATTATATAAATATTAACTGTATGCTTATTAGATAAATTTTCATTTAATTGTTTGACAGTTTCCTTAAGTAATTTACCTTTATAAGAATAAATTACAACGCCTATGCTACTCATCGTCGTGACTTGCATCTTTTGAAAACATATTTTTTATACCATAAATTTTTTTTCTCCATGTTGTTTTTTTATAATATCCATACAGCAATGATCTTCTATCTTCAGCCTTTAATAATTTTTTATCAACAGAATCATGTGATTCATCTATGCTCATTTCCCAATCATCTCTTTTAAAAGGAATTATTTGCATAATAGGGGTTCCTTTTGGAATTACTCCCTGGAATCCACGTTTTAAAAAGAATGCAATAAATACAGGTAGCCCCCATATATCTGATTCAACTATTCCAGACATAGTATAAAATGGTAAATCATGTCTATTCATTGGGTGAGTAATTAAAACAGAATATCCTGGTGGAGTATCATAAAACCAATTCATTCTAAATCCATAGTGCATTGGATGACAATTATCTGGAACAACTATATCATTTGTGGGTCTCTTGTCTAACAGCATTATGCTGCCATTCCAAGATAATTTAGGCCTACCATCTGGATCTAATTCAACATATAGATCATCTTCCAAAAGATACATATATCCTGCAGTTAACGCATCAAAAAATGGTAAGCACATCTTTGTTGCAACCTGTGCACCATCGGACCCTAAATGATTTACAGGGTTTAAATATCTGTCGTCATTCCAATTATCATGCTTTGCAAGGCTCTTATACCATTCTGGAACATGACGAACTGCTGGTTCTGGTGCAGTCTGACAAACAGTCCAGTGTGGCTGTGCGCTTAGTGCTGGTGTAAAAACTATATCTAATGGCTTTTCGCTCATTTAAATCTCTTCATACTTCTATATTTATTCTTGTATCCATTACTAAATGTAGACCTTAAAAAAATTCTTTGATGTCCTATTTCTTTTTTAACTTGTTCATGAGAAACTATTTCTGATTCCCAATCATCTCTTTTCATTGGTATAATTTGAAGAAGCGGTGTTCCTTGTTTAATTACACCAACAAAACCTTTTTTAATAAAGAAAGAAAAGTGTCCATCTGTTATAAATTTATCAGTGTCTACAAATCCACCCAAAGCCTTAAAGGGTAAATCATCCTGATGGTTAGGGTGCAAAATTAATGTGCTATAGCCTTTTTCTGTTTTAAATGCCCAGAACGGCATTATTCTAAATAGTTGTTTATGATACAGGTCTGTATCGACAGGATAATGATTGTATTGTTCTGGAGAGTGTGTTGAAAACATATCAGTTCCAAATCTTTTCATAGGATTTGGACATTGTATATTTAATTTGTTTGGATCACTTGCATCTATATAAACATCCATAGGCAAAGATAAAATATATCCTGCAGTCATTAAATCAAAAATCGGAATACATTTTTTAACGGTTCCGTTAAATGAGCCTGACGCCAACCCTCTTTCTTCATCTACCGTCGCTGGTTGTCTTTTATACCATTCTGGAACCATCTTAGATGCTGGAATTGGTGGTGGCGTAAACATTGCCGTTTCTTCGTTAAACGGATAAAATTTTATCTTTCGTGAACTCATAAAACTCCTTAATTGCCCCTATTAACATTATATCAGTTGTTTGAACTTCAATATCAAACATAGGGGACTGCTTTTTTATTTTACCAAACTCATCATCTAGCATGTGTGATCCAGTATTTTTAAAATGAAAATGAATAAATGGAGGCTCTATTTCAGTTGTATTTGGCGGTATTTTATTAAACTTAATAGAATCTTCATATATAAAAAATGGACTATCTGTTGATTGTCTAAAGTTAACATTTACCTCATAATCTATCACCCATGGAACATAAAATCTGTATATCCCATCAAAACAATTTTCTGGCAAACTATAATTTTTTGCAGAAGCATAGTATTGTCTTATCCATGGCCTGTCTATATTATAAAACTCACCATCTCTTCTATAATGGTCTATCAATAAAAACATTTCAGCATGGTTTCCCTGTCTTAAGGTAAACCCATTATTATTAATATTAATTAATTTTGGTGGTGGATATAGCGTAGCAACATAATGATTAATAGGCTTTAATATTGAATTATTAAATATTTTATTTTCTTTTACTGGAACATAAGACAACCATTTTTTATATGGAACTGTTATCTTGTTGATATATAAAAAACTTTCGTTTTTAGAATTTTCCCAAATATTCCAATCTTTTTTAAATCCTGTAAGCATCTCATCTTGCTGGCTCAATTTTTATCACGTCCCCAAATTCTCCAGACTCAATAACAGTAATCTTAATTCCATTATACACTGCACTTTCTCTTAATTTAAGAGAAGCGTTAGAGTTGTGTCCAGGAGACTTGTTGTCCATATTAGATGCTTGTATCATTTTTTTATTTTCGGGCAGAATGAGCCTAATGCCGTCTGCCTTAGAAGTTAATGTTGTATCAATTAAATATACTAGAGCACCTTCAGAGACCTGTGGAAGTTTATAATTTATGCCTTCTGCTCTTTGAGATTCAATAACAATAGCCTTTTGTTTATCTATAGGAATTACTATTGATTTATTTCTTGCACTCTTTACTGTAGACGGTGCTATATATGCAATAGACTCAAGATTTTTGTCTAAACAAATAACTTGCGAATCAGAAATATATCCAGCAATCCATTTATGCCATGTTAAAAGATCATAGGCGGATGCCCAGTTAATGAGTCCCCACCATTGTGGAGAATCCTTTTGAGAATGGTTGTTGTCATCAAACCCAATACCAACATGCATTAACTCATGCATCCACCAAGTAGGAAATGAAAAGTTTCTTTCAAAAGCCAAATTACCACCACTTGGCATAACAGAAATAGTTACAAAACCCTCGTTCGTTCTTACTGTTCCAATACCTATTTGGTCTCCAATTACTTTATTTGTGCTTGGAGGAAACAAAACTAATACTACATTAGCACCAGTAAAATCAATCTGGTTATCTACATGCCTTATTAAATCTGAAGAAAATCTTTGTGCATCTGTCTGGTTTCTTGCGTGAATTAGATTGTAAGAAGATATATTTCCAGGAAAATATAAATATTTATCAGGTACCCTTATTTGTATCTTTGATCCATTATCTGATGCTTGCTTTGTCCAATCAACAATAAAGTCAAAATACTTCTTAAAATCCTCAGATGGTTTTGTATTTGAATTTGAAATATCATCAGAATATAAAGGAACTACTTGATATACAGTGTTTGGAGATGGATGTTTTAAGTAGTTTATCCAAAAGTTATCACTATTTTTGAATCCCAGCACATTTTGTTTTTGTAAATTTTGACTTATCTTACACTCTGAAATATTTTTTGCAGAAAAATTATTTTGTGTTTTAGGCAAAGATGTGAGTTCTAGTGTTTTGGGAACCCTAAATGGACTAAGACATCCGCCTCCATTAATATGCTTTTTCTCAAACTCTTTCCATTCTGCTGGAGTATCTGGATCTAACTCGCATGGACTTGAAAAATATTTCTTAGTAGATGCTGGCGATTCTGTTTGAATGGGTGTCGGTGTGGGAGTAGGTGTTGGTGTAGGTGTTGGTTTTGGAGTAGCAACAACTCTTTTTTTAACCGCCCACCTATAAACTGTTCCATCTTTTAAACAAATTCTATTGTTTTCTATCTTGCCAACTTTTGATTTTGGACAAGCATTTCTTGTAATTGTATAGTCTGTTACATTATTTTGTGTAACTGGAGTTGTGGTAGGGGACAATAAAGATGCTACAGTAATTGTAGAAACGCATACAACGCACATTTTAAATAAATATCCTTAATACATGTTCGCATGGGTCGCCTCCTGCTTCCCATTCTTCTAGTTCTTCTTCACTCATATATTGAATGCCTCCACCGTGAGTATGGCAATAGGGCTCGCTAACCCAGCCTCTATCAATGCCGTTACGCAACCAGATGCCAAACTCTTGTTCGTCTGGTGATGGATCTTCCATAATGGACTGATTCATATATTTAGTATATACCTACATGCTTATAATGTCAATAGGACCTTTGCAAGTTATAGAATGATTAATAGCAGCATTTACTGCAGTTACCGCTCTTTTTCTTGTGTCCTTTTGTTTTTGGGTTGAATATAATGAACCTAATGCCAGGTCTCCCCCTGAACCCATTGCCAAATAATCTTGTTCGTATTGAGTCAACGACATGTCTGATGCATTGTGTTCATATATTTTTCCACGCACACAAATAATCATTCCAAAATCTGACGATGTGGACGTATCTACCCACCAACCCTCATAAAAATTACGCAAAGCCTTTAAAAATTTACTATACATAAACTTATCAATACTGGCACGACCTTCAAATATTGGTGGTACAAATAAATGTCTTATTCTATCTCCATCCATTGATCCAGCGTAACCAAACAAATATCCTTCTTTTTTCCATATTTTTGGACTAGAACCAACACTAACTGTACTTTCATCTGATACAGCACGATCTCCAGCCATCCAAATTTTATTATTTGCAGTGTCCCGAACTACAACAATACAGGTCATATTAGTTCCTATTTCTCTCTTTCAAATAGTATAGCAAGTCAAATGCTTTAAGTCAAGTCCTACTTTTTATTTTTTTGTCTAGTTTGTCTATAAATAATCCAACTGGGTAGCCTATAACAAAACCTATACC